TCGTACAAATGAAATTATTAATACTAAAACTAGCACACTCGTGGAGTATTTTGTTTAATGGAACCACAATATAAATTTACTGAGCCAGAACTAATTAATGAGTTGTATCAGTACATCGCTGATACTTACACGAAGCATTATGTTGGTCCTGATAACATTCAGGCTTTCGAACTAATTGCTTCAGCCGGTCATGGTGTCGGTTTTACCATCGGCGATATCATCAAGTATGCCGCCAGATACGGCAAGAAAAATGGCAGAAACAGAGATGATCTTATGAAGATACTTCACTACGGAATTCTTGCACTTTATATTCATGATAAGGAGAATAACACAAATGGAAATTAAGATTAACACTGAAGAACTTAGAAAGTGCAAGCTATTTGTAGCTACACCTATGTATGGCGGGCAGTGCGCCGGCATGTTTGCACGAAGCATTGCAGATCTTTCTGCTCTTTGTACGCATCATGGTATCCCGCTTCAGATGTATTTCTTGTTCAATGAATCATTGATTACACGAGCACGAAACTATTGCTGTGATGAATTTATGCGTTCAGATGCAACACATATGTTGTTCATCGACTCTGACATTGGTTTTAATCCACAGGATGTTATCGCTCTTCTCGCTCTTCAGATTCAGAATGAAGATTATGATGTCATTGGCGGTCCTTATCCTAAGAAGTGCATCTCATGGGAAAAGATTAAGCACGCTGTAGACAAGGGTGTTGCTGATAAGGATCCTGGTATCCTTGAAAAGTTTGTTGGTGATTATGTTTTCAATCCGAAGAGTGGCACTGGCGCTATTCCGATTGGTGAACCTGCAGAAGTTCTCGAGATCGGTACTGGTTTCATGATGATTCGTCGCAAGACATTCGAAGTCTTCAATGAAAAGTTCCCGCAGTATCTCTATAAGCCGGATCATGTTCGTACTAAGCATTTCGATGGTTCTCGTAAGATCATGATGTACTTCCAAGCAGAAGTAGATCCTAAGTCTGAGCGTTATCTCTCTGAAGATTATTGGTTCTGTCAGAAGCTTCAGGAAGCAAACCTTCGTACATGGCTGTGTCCTTGGATGCAACTTCAACATGTTGGAACTTATATTTTCGGTGGTTCTCTTGCAGATCTTGCATCCATTGGTGCTTCTGCAACCGCTGATGCTGATCAAATTAAAAAGTAATTGAAAGGTCTATATTATGAAACTTGATACACGTACAATCCAAGTTCTTAAGAACTTCTCTACTATTAACCCTTCCATCCTTATTCGGAAGGGTAACTATCTCTCTACAGTATCACCTGTAAAGAGTATTATGTCTCGTGCAAAAGTCGACATTGAGTTTGATAGTACTTTTGCTATCTATGATTTGTCTAAGTTCCTTAGCACTCTTTCTCTCTTTGATGAACCAGAACTTACTATCAATGAGAAGACTATTACCATTCGCGGCAAGAACAACGTAGTTAATTATACGCTTGCTGAAGCTGCTACTATTATCTCTGCACCAGAAACAGTCAAGGATATCCCTGAACCAGAAGTTAGCTTCAAGCTTACTAATGACTCTCTTACGAGTGTTATGAAAGGTATGGGCGTCCTTCGTCTTCCTGAGATTGCAGTAACCGGTGATGGTACTGATATTATGCTTCAGGCTATTGACTCTAAGAACCCTAGCGGCGATGTTTATTCGATCGTTGTTGGCAAGTCTGATAAGAAGTTTAGAGCAATCCTTCGTGCAGAAAATATTAAGCTCTTGACTGGTGACTATGACGTTGATATTACATCTAAGGGCATCGCTCGTTTTACTGGTAACGATATCATGTATCTTATCGCTGTAGAGTCAAATTCAACTTTCTGAGGTTAACAAATGGATGTTAAAGAACAGTTCTTGTGGGTGGAGAAATACCGCCCCAAGACTATCGCTGATACTATCTTGCCTGAAGAGCTTAAGGCTACATTTCAACAATTCGTAGATCAGAAAAACATTCCTAACCTTATCTTGAGTGGTAGTGCCGGTGTTGGTAAAACAACAGTGGCACGTGCCATGTTAGAAGAACTTGAATGTGATTATATCGTAATCAATGGGTCTATGAATGGCAATATCGATACCCTGCGTCATGAGATTCTCAACTTTGCCTCCTCTGTCAGTCTCTCTGGAGGTCGTAAGTACGTCATCCTTGACGAAGCAGATTACCTTAACGCAAACTCAACACAACCAGCTCTACGAAATTTTATGGAGGAATTCAGCAAGAATTGTGGTTTCATCCTCACCTGTAACTTTAAGAATCGAATCATTGAACCACTTCATTCGCGTTGTTCGGTTATAGATTTTAAACTATCTAAGTCTGCAGGAGCAAAGCTTGCTTCACAGTTCTTTAAGAGAGTTGAGAAGATCCTTGCTAATGAAAACATTGAGTTTGATCGTGCTGTAGTTGCTGAGGTTGTTACTAAGTTCTTCCCAGACTGGCGTCGTGTTCTTAATGAACTTCAGCGTTATGCATCAACTGGTAAGATAGACAGTGGAATCCTTGGCAACATCAAAGATCTTGATATTAACTCTGTATATAAGCTTCTTAAGGATAAAGACTTTACATCTCTTCGTAAGTGGGTAGCAGAGAACGTTGATATTGAACAGACCGAGTTGTTTAGACGACTTTATGAGTCTGCAGATCAATATATGACACCTAATAGTATCCCACAACTTGTATTGATCTTGTCAAAATACCAGTATCAGGCTGCTTTCGTGGCTGATCCTGAAATAAATATTATTGCATGCATCACCGAAGTTTTAATTAGCTGTGAGTTTAAATGAACCCATTTGATTATGTAAACTCTATAAACTCTTCTAAGAAAGAGAACCTCATGGTAGATGAGGTTGCAGAGAAAGCTTATAACCCATGGTTAGTTAACAAGGCGTTATCTTATTTTAAAGATACCGTCTTGTATGCTAATGAAATCAACATGCATTCGCATCTATCTAATAGGATGCAATACGATTATTATCTTCATGCAATCAAACCTGGTAAAAGATATTCTAAGTGGGCTAAAACAAAAGAGAATGAAGACATAGATCTTATCTGTGAATTATTCAATTACAATAGATCCAAAGCAAAAGTGGCTTTAAAGCTTATAGATAAAAAAGAACTAGAGAGATTTAGAAAAAAATGATATTAAGTTCTGATGAAAAACTTTCAAAATCTAAATTAGAATTAAATGCTAATACTGTATTAGTTATCGATGATTTTCATTCAGAAGATGATTATCGCGAATTACTAAGACAAGCAGATAATACTTCTTATACTAGTGGTTGGAAATCTAATAAAAGAACTGATCCACATGGCCACTGGAATAGAAACTATGTTGATGGTGTTAGATCAGGTTCTTCGAACTTAGCAGAAGTATGTAATAATATCCCAGATCTTCAGAAAAAGATCTGGGATACTTTAAAAGAAAAGTATCATCTTAACGATATGGTTTTGTTGAGATGTTATATGAATGCACATACGTACGGAGTAGATGGATACATACATACTGACTCACATAGAGATGACGAATGGACTATAGTAACTTATCTAAATGAAACATGGGATCCTAACTGGGCCGGCGAAACAATTATTGTTGATGAGAATAACGAGATAATTAAATCGGTTATTCCAAAAAGAAACAGAGCTATTATTTTTCCTGGTAAAATGAAACACGCTGCTCGCGGAGTTTCTAGAATGTGTCATGAACTTAGACGAACTTTTATGTTTAAATTTAGAGCAAGAAGAGATGATAACTTTGAAAAATTGAGTAACTTCTTGATTAGTGTCGGAGCAAACAAACATAAGCATAGTAGAGGTAGTTTACACGATCACTTAGTAAGAAACTATAGCATTTTGAAAGACAAAGGATGTGATGTAGAACTATGTTTTGCAGCAGGTTTGCATTCTATATTTGGAACAAATGCTTTTAGCAAGACTATTTTATCCCATAGTCAATCTGATCTAGTAAGAGATAATTTTGGTGAAAGAGCAGAGTCTCTTGCCCTTATGTTTGGTATGATAGAAAGACCTAAGACTTTAGAAGAACCAGAAGAAATAGGCGAAAATCATGCTATGGTTCTTATGAGGAATGGAGATATCCATCCAATATCTTTAACTATGTTAAATGATTTAAGAATCATGGAATGTGCTAATCTTATAGATCAAAAAGGTTTAAAGCCTGAAAAGCATGTAAATCTTATAGGTATTTGGGAAAAATTAAGCTCAAAACTTAAATCTGAATAATTCATAAATATTCCTACCTGATAATAATAATTAAAAAGGTGGGAAT